AACTGGACGGCGCCGATCATGCTGCATCCGACGTTTGCCGCCGTCGCGGGAAGGGCGAAGGAGTAGCCGCCCGCGCCGAACGTTGTCGTGCTGCCGGGGATCAGGTTGATGTGGAAGGTGACCTGGCGTCCGATTTTGTTGTAGCGGCCAACCAGGGTGCCGTTGCCGAGTGCCGGGTTCGTCGTCGCCGCTGTCCATGTCGGCGTGTATGACGTCCAGGCGCCCGACACCTTGAAGTAGGTGTCCCAGGAGGAGCCGTTCCAGCGGAGCAGGTCGGTGCCGTTGTCGTAGAACTGGCCCGTGTAGGGGCTCGCCGGCGCGGTCGCCGACGGGAGGATGCCGCCCGGCGCCACCGTGTACGGCCGGACCGCCGTACTCACGGAGGCGGTCCCGCCGTTGGACACCGACAGCACGGTGATGTTGGCGAGCGGCAGGTAGATCTGCGTGCCCGCCGGTGTCGGGGCGACCGGGGAGGCGGACGGAGTGCCGGCCAGGTAGACGATGTCGGCCTTGTTCAGGCCGGAGGCGTCCACGCTGTTGTCCCACACCCGCAGGTAGACGAGGTCGATCCTGTTGAGGGTGGCGTGCGCGGCCGTATAGGTGCCGGGTGATACGGACGACGGGAATGCTGCCCGGTATACGCCCTGGCCGGCATAGGCGACCGTGGCGACGCCCGCCGAACAGTTGATGGTGGTGCCGGCCAGGGTGACGGTGAGGCCCGGGTCGCCGGGGCGTACACCCGATGTCGAGCCCAGGGCGCTGCCGTTGGCCATGACGAACATGGAGTCCGCGTTGCGGACTTCCAGGCCGGAGAACGCCAGTGTGTCGATGGCCCACACGTCTACGGGCACGGGGGCCTCCTCACATCCAGGCCGAGCGCCAGGTGGCGGTCAGCAGCGCGCTTGAGTTGTAAGTGCCGGACTGGAACTGGTAGTTGACCGATGAGTTCGCCGGAATGGTGGGCCAGCCGGCCGACACGGTCACGAACCGGCGCCGGGAGACCGAGCCGTTGAGGATCACGGTGTGTGCGTCGGTGTCGATGGTGAGGACGTCGCCGCTGGCCAGTGTCAGGGAGTAGATGAGCTGGCGCACGGTGCCGTCTGGGTAGAGGGCGGAGATGGTGGGCGCGACCACGGGTCCGGCGATGGTCAGTACTGGCCGGGTGTCCATGGAGCCGGAGTTGACGGCGTTGATCTGCCCGGACACGGTCGTCGCCGAGAACGTGATCGGGAAGGTGATCGGGAAGGTGAGGCCGCCCGTCGTGCTGGGCAGGCCTGTCGTACCGGACTGCAGGGTGGTGCTGTAGCGGCGCGGGTCCCCCGCCGTGACGAGCACGCTGTAGGTGGCGATCCGGTCGGTGACGTAGGCGAACAGCGGCTTCCCGGAGCGGCGCACCACTGCCTGTTTCGGCGATGTCAGCTCGTACACGACCAGTGTGGTGTCGGTCAGGGCAGCTGCGGACCGCAGCTGCTCCAGCGCGCCCTCCAGGCTGGTGCGGTCCGGTGCGGTGACCGTGCCGGCCAGGGTGACGGGTCGCGAACCGAGGTAGACGGGGCTTGACCACGATCCGTGATCGGATTCCCGGTCGGTGTATTCGGCCCGGACCTCGGAGCCGTCCCAGCCGTCCATGGACTGCAACGCCCAGGCGACCCCGTTGGAATCGACCCGCCCGAGCGGGATGGTCCCGAGGTCTGCCCAGACGCCGCCGAGGTCTTGTCCTGCGGTGAACGGCACCCCTCCCCCTCCCTGTCAGCCGACGAATGCCATGTGGCGGGCGATGTCCTGCGCCTGCTCCGCCGACGTCTGCTTGGCGCCGTACAGGTTGATCTCGATGTTCTTCGTGACCTCCCGCGCCATGGCTGCGGCGGACGATCCCGCCGCCCACCTGCTGGCGGGTACCAGGTGGTATCCGAGCGCTGCCGCAGAGGCTGCGAGCAGGGCCCGGCTGCGGGCGGTCTGAGCGAGCGGGATGAACGCCTCCGGGATGCCAGCCTCACCGGCAAGAACCGGGGTGGCCTTGGTGAGGATTCCGCCGGCCGCCATCGCCGTGCCGCCCTGGGCTACCCACTGGCGGACGAAGGTCGCCTTGTTGGCGTCGGGCAGTGCCCCGATCTGTTTGGTCATCTTCGGTACGAGGGCTTTGATGACGTCGGTCCCGAGGCCTGCCGCGATGAGGTCGGCGTAGCCGCGGCCCGTACCGCCCCTCAGTGTGGACAGCAGGATCAGCGAGTTCGTCAGGTCGTCGCCGCTGAGCGTTGCCTGCGCCTTGTCCACGCTCTTGTTGGCAGCCGAGGCCGACTTGCTGTTGCCTGCCGCCTCATGCGCGAGTGCCTGCGCATTGGAGTCGCCCTGCGCGGCGAGGGCCTGGGCGAGATCCCCGAAGCCCTCGGCAGCCAGCTTCTGCAGGTCGGCAGCGAACTGCTGGTTCTGCTGGGTGGCGCCGCCGAGCTGCTTCTCGAAGTCGGCGAGGGTCGCTTTCGCGACGTCGCCGGTCTTCTGCAGTTTTTTGACGATGTCGTTGAACTGCTTCGTCGATGCCCCGGCCAGCGAGTTGACGAGGGCGTAGCCGTCCTGGCCCATGTTCTCCAGGAGGGATTCGACCTCGGCGCCACCCCGCTTGGAGATCTTCGACAGGTTCGTGCGCCACTTGTCCGTCGCGGCGACGGACGCGTTGAGCTGCTTCTCGTAGGCCTTCAGGTCGAAGCCGGTCGGGGCCTTCGCGCCCCTCTTCACGCCGAGGGCCGAATCCGCGGCGTACACCTTCTGCCGGTCTGCGCTGACCGTCTTGTCTCTGGCCTTCTTCGCCGACCGCGCCTTGTCGACGCGATCCTCGGCAGCCCGCAGTTGTGCGGCCGTGTGGTGCTCGCGCCGCACCCTCGCCAGGTTCTTCTCGGCTGCGGTGAGGCTGTCGGCGGCCTTCTTCTGCTCTTTCAGGGCCGTGTTGAGGACACCCCAGGCGTCCTTCAGGCGCTGGACGTCCTGGTCGTAGCGCGACTTCGCATCCGAGGGGCCACCGAGCACCGGCTGGCCGCTCGGGGTGTAGGTGAAGCCGCTCAGACCGCCGTTGGCGTACCAGGCGACAGCCCCGCCGAGACGGCTGACGGTCTGTGCGGCGATCTGCCGGGAGCGGCCACGCTTCGCCGGGTTGAGGGGAATGTAGGCCTCGTCCCCCGCCTCATCCTCCGCCCATACCCGGTAGGTGCCCTTGCGGGCGATCTGTGCGACATGGTTCTCGCGCATGCCGCCGTCGGCGTAGAAGCTGACGATGCCGCCGTCCGCTTTGCCGACGACCTCGTGGACGGACTTCTTCGTCGTCGTCACGATCGAGTTGACGTAGTTGGTGACCGTTTTGCCGTGCAGGTTGTTGATGTAGCGCTGGATTGCGGCGGCTGCCGCTGCCGGGCCACCGGTTGGCAGGGTCACCCTGATCTGGCGGTTCGGGAGCCTCTGCACCTTGAAGCCCAGACTCGTCAGGGCTCCCTGAGCCGCGCCGGTCAGCGCACCAATGGTGATCGACTTCCCCTTGGTCCCTGCCACCTTCTGCCTGACGGCCTCCAAAGCCGCCATGGCGCTCGCGGTTTTGGCGTCGACGCCCACCGCCTTGGAAGGCAGCTTCTTGGCGATCAGAGCATCCAGAGCGGCAGCGGCCTTCCCCGTCGGGGCAGTGATCTCCATCTGACGGCCACCGGGCAAGGTCTTCACCTTGAAGCCGACGTCCTCGATGTCCTTCTTCGCCTCGGCGGTGAGCGCCGACACCCGGATCGTGGACCCCTTCGGCATGTGACCGGCCAGCCCCTGGACGTACAGCAGTTGCTTCTGTGTGGCCGACAAACCCGGGGTAGACATGGTGATGGCCAGCGACGACGGGATGAACCCCATCTGTGCCGCCAGCACCTTGGCCTGGTCCGCGGTGAGCCCGAACTTCTCGCCGGCCGTGACCGCGGCCTTCCAGGACGTCTCCATGTGCGCCTCGGCCTGCTTCAAGGCCGGGACCACACCTGCACTGTTGGCGCGCGCGAAGTCGTAGGTCGACTGGGCCGCTCCAGCCGTCTGCTCATTCAGGGCCTGGAGCTTGGTCCACAGGCTCTGGCCGTTCTCCGACGTCGTGTTGAGTGACCCGTCGACCTGCAGCAGGGCCTTCCCGTAGCCGTGGGACTTGTCGACGCCGTCCTTGTAGCTGCCGTTCAGGTCGAGGATCGTCTGGTTCATGTTGGCGACTGCGGCCTGCACGTCGAGTTCGCCGCCCGAGAGCAGGTCGAGGGCGGTGTGCAGGGCCCGCGCCTTCGTGTCCGCATCCGATGCGGAGTCACCGAGGGTCTTGATGGCGGTCTGCAGGCGGCCGGTGGGGTCCGTGGCGTCCAGCGCTGCGGCGCCCGAGCCCTTCACTGCGGCAGCCAGGTCGGCCTGCTTCTTCTTGGCCGTGCCGAACTCGCCGGACAGACTCCCGAGAGCATCCGCCGCGTCCTTGTAGGCCTGCCCCTGCTCGGTGAACGCCACCTTGCGGCCGCTCTTGCCGGACGCAACCCACTCCCGGTTCGCGTTGGCTGCGGCAAGGAGCTTCTTCTGAAGCGTGTCGATGCTCGTGCCCTGCCCCAGATATGCGTCTGTGAGCTGGCTGGTGCCCACGCCTGCCTCATGCATCACGTTGAGGAGCTGGGTTTTGCCGTCCTTCAGCTTCGCGTCAGCCAGCGTCTGTACGGCGGCAGCACGAACCGAGCCGTCCGCCAGGCCGGCGGACGCTGCCAACGCCTGGGTGAGGCTGGAGATCCGCTGCTGGTGAGCGGCGGCGGCGGCAGCGGCCTCCTGCTGCTTGCGGGCCAGCATGTCCAAGCCGATCATGGCGCCTGCGATGGCGATACCCCACGGGCCGCCGAGGAATCCGTACAGTCCGCGCATGCCGCCCATGAGCCCGCGCCCGACACCCGTACCGATGGCGGCCATTGCGCCGCCCGCGGCGGACCGGAAGCCTACGAGGCGCCCACCGGCTTCCTGGATACCGGTGGAGGCGCTGCGGAAGCTGTTGCCCATTGCGGCGATCGTCGGGGAGCGTGCTTCCAGCGAGGCGAGCCCGGCACCCCAGTGCCCCAGCGACACCCCGGCCCGGGCGGCGAGAATCGTCTGTGTCTGCATGGCGCCGCGCACGCCGTTGAAGGAGCCGACTGCGGAACGGCCGTAGCCGACGACGGCCTGCTGCATACCTTGGATCTGACTGCGGAACGGACGCATTGCGAGCATCGACAGCACGGCCAACTGCATCGGGCCGGGCAGCCCGGCGAAGGCGTGAGCGATGCCGCCCACCAGCGCACCGATGGGCCGCAGGATGCCGGACATGTCGCCGATCAGGCCGACGCCGACTTGCAGTCGTCCTGTGGCCACGCCGAGGGCGCCCGCCCCCGAGGAGACGGATGTGAGCAGGTCGTGCATGCCGCCGACGAGCGGGGCGGCTGCCGCGCCGGCGTTGCTGAGTACCTTCTCCAGCGACTGTACGGAGGTGATGGCCAGCGGTACCGCGGCGACGAGCGCCCCGCTGAGCGCCGCCTTCACCGGGTTCGCCAGGCTCGCCGCGGCCCGGCCGATACCGCTCGACGCGGAGTGCAGCTTGGCTTCGACCGATGGCCCGTAGATGTCCCACAGGTCCCCGGCGATACGGATCCCGGACTTGATGTACGGGATGGCGTCCGAGACGCCCTTCGACATCGACCGGGTGATTTTCTCCAGGCCGGGAGCGACGCCCAAGTACACCTGGAGGAAGGCGCTTTGGAGCTGCTTGCCGAGGCCGCGCATGGCGCCGCCCAGGCCCTTCGACTCTGCTGCCGCCAGGGCTGCGGCACCGCCGACGCGGCCGACCTGGACGCCGAATTGCTGGAACGCGGTCCCGCCCTGGTGGGCGAGCGCCACCATGCCGGCCAGGGCAGGCTTGCCGAACGCCATCGCTGCCGCAGCCGTGAACTGCTGGGTGGTCAGGTGGTGGGAGGCGTCGCCCAGCTTCGTGATGACGTACTGGAGGCCCTTGAAGTTGCCCTGGCTGTCGAACGCTTCGATGCCGAGTTCGTGCAGGCCCTTCGAAGCCAGCTTGGTGGGTTTCGCCATGTTGACCAGCGCCGACCGCAGGGCCGTACCGGCGGTTTCGCCGATGATGCCGGACTTGCCGAGGAGGCCGACCGCGGTCGCCGTGTCCTTGATGGAGATGCCCATGGTGTGGGCGATCGGGCCCACGTACTTCATCGCGTAGTAGATGTCCATGAGTTCGCCGGACGCCGAGTTCGACGTGTTGGCGAGGACATCCGCTACGTGGGTCGCCTCGGTGGACTTGAGGGCGAATTGGTCCATGATGTCGCCCTCGATCTTCGCCGCGGTTGCGACGTCAGTTCGAGCGGCGGCAGAGAGCTGGATGGTGCCCCGGGCGGCGCGGATGGCATCCTGCGCCGACAGGCCAGCCTTCGCCAACTCGACCATCGCGTCGGCGGCCTCGGCCGCGTTCGCGCTGGGGAGTTTCATGTCGGCACCGAGGGCCTGCGCTTCACGGCCTGCTGACGACATCTGTGCCCCTGAGGCCCGGGTGACCTCAAGGAACTTGTTCATCGCGTCGGTGTATTCGTTGCCCGCGTGGACGATGTCGTGCAGTCCGAACAGGATCGCCCCGCCCGCCAGGAGGGCGCCGAGATGCTTGACGGGGCCGAGAACAGATTCGACGCCGGAGCGCACCGATCCCATGCCGTTGCGGGCCGCCGAGCCCATCCGTCCGAAGGCTGCGGGCGCGAGCGCGGTCTCGTCTCGCATCGCTCGCGTGCCGCGGCTGGCAGCCAGTGCTGCGGCCTCGCCCTCCCGGACGCCTGCCGCGCCGCCGCGTGCGCCTGCGCCCATCGCCATCAGACCGGTACGGGCCGCCGCGCCGTCCGCGCCGAGGGCCCGGATGCCACGCCCGGCGACCAGGGAGGCTTCGCCGAGGGCGAGGAGTTCGCCGGTTCCGGTGCGAACGATGGTTCCGAAACCGGGCATCTCGGCGATGACACGAACCCGCACGGTACGGTCGGCCACGGCAGCCCCCGATCTTCAGTTGTGGAGGCGTGCACGCGCTGAGCGTGGTGCGGGAGGATGACGGCATGGACGATCTGGTGCAGTGGCTCGGCGAGCAGCTCGACATCGATACAGGGCACGCCCAGGAAGCGGCGGCGGTGCTTGGCGGCCACTGGTCGGCGCAGTCCTTGCAAAGCGGTCGCCGGAAGCCTCGGCACTACGTGGGCGCCTCAACCGAGGCGCGCATTTCGCACTCGAACTCGGAGATCCTCAACGGGAGTGAGGCGGTCGTGCGCCATGCAACCGTGCATGACCCGGCTCGGGCACTGCGGGAGATCGAGGCGAAGCGGCAGATTCTTGCCCTTCACCGACCTGTGCAGCAGCGATCAACCGGTAGCGGCGGCGGCACCGTCATGGACTGCCACATCTGCAACCACTTCCCAGCGCAGTACCCCTGCGCAACGGTGCGCCTACTCGCCATGCCCTACGCCGACCGGCCGGGATACCACGAGGAGTGGCGCCCGTAACGACACCCACCCCGGCCGAACATGGTCCTGTCAGCCGGTGGCCATCCCGAAGGAGCGCAGGATGTCGGCGGCGGCCTGCGACGGCGGCCCGAGCTCACCGGACTGGAACTGGAGTTGCAACGCCGCGTTCCACAGCCGCAGGAGCTGGCCGTCAGACAGGTGGTCCCAGAACTCGGCGAACTCCGCCTGGTCGGCAGGCTTGGGCTCGACCAGTTGAGCTTCGACGAGCGCCGGGGCGAAGGTGTCCCCATCGAATGCCGGTTCCTCGCCACCGCCAGCCGCAGCAGCCCTTTCGATCTGCTCCTTCGTCGGCGGATGCTCCGCCCGCAGGGCCTGATATGCCCGGTGCGTGATCGCTTCGAGGGTGAAGCGCACCCGGGACTCCTCGGCCCGCGCCTCCACCTCCTGCAACTGCTTCGCGACGTCGCGCACCGTCTCCGTGCCGTGAGTCTCGTCGTGGCGCTGCGCCCGCTCCAGCAGAGCATCGAACGCGTCGAGCTCTGCGGAGGCCGTCGAGTCCATGATGAGTTCGACGACCCGCCGGGGCCGCTGAATCTTGGCGCGGACGTCGGCAAACGTCAGCGCGGGCTTCGCAGCCCGACGCGCGGGCGGCTTCCTGCTCGAAGTGGTCATGGGTTCCCTGTCCTTCACGTGCTGTTACATGGCCTGGTGCACGGCGATTTCGATGCCGGTGACCAGGTCTTCGGCGTTCGCATCCAGTGCGGGGCCGAGGTGTGGAATGGGTGCGTTCTTGCTGGTGCCGTACTCGATGATGTTGCCGAGAGGGCCCTGTGACCGGCCCTTGTCCGGGCCGATCTCGCCCTCGACACCCACAGGCGTGACCTTGACGTCGTAGGTGATCGAGTACGGGTAGGCGGGCAGGTACTTGTGGCCCCGGATCCGGTTGCGCGCGTCATCCCGCACCTTCCGGCTGGTGACCGTGACGGCCTTCCCCACGTTCACCCTCAGTCGCTCCGCGAAGGTCCCCAGGTCGTCCACGACCACGGTGAGGCCGATCACGTCGATACCCGCCATCACGACTCCCTTCGAAATACGGAGACCTTCAGGCCCTCGGTCTTGCCGCCGTCTTCCTGATGCGCCGCCACCCGGCGTGCACCGGCCAGACAGGCATGGCATTTCGTGATCGACGCGTCGTAGGCGTACTCGTTGTCGGCATGCGTCGACTCCGCGAGCGAATGCCCGCAGTCCCCGCACAGCCCCGACTCGGCCTCCATCAGAGCCATCGCCCACCAGCGGTCTTCCGGCAGCCACAACGGCTCACCGGGACTCGGCTGCGGGCGGCCGAGGAGGATGCTGCGCGGGATACTCCACGCCCGGGCCGCCTCGACTTCCCGCCGGTACGGGAACCGGTGATCCCGCAGGCGGGCTACGAGAAAGGGAC